AAAAGAGCTGAATCAGAAGATGGTTCTTCTAACTCAACTTACATATCACCTAAAATATATTTTCCAGGAGTTAGTTAATGACTAGTTTTGCACAGGGTAAGCATGCTTTAGCGATATCAGATAGATCTGGTATGGCTTTTCCATATAATGAAATGGTTAGAGAATGGAATGGTGCGTTAGTACACAACTCAGAGTACGAGCCTAAACAACCACAGCTACAACCTAAACCAACTAATGCAGATCCACAAGCTTTACAGAGAGCAAGACCTGCAAGAACAGAATTTCCAACAGAAGATTTTTTACCAAACAATCCTTTTCAACTTAGTTCTACTTTTTTAATTCCTACACAAACAGCACTTAGTGTTAATGCAGCTAATAGTGATTTAGTAAATGGAGACCATGTTAGATTTAGAAATGTTAAAACTCCTTTACTTACTGATGACGGAGCTGTTTATTATAAAGCAATAGAACTAGAATTAGCAACAACTTTAACTAATGCAATAAATGCAACTGATACAATAATTACGTTAGATAATATGCCGACTGTTACTACGTTAGGTAATACATGGCCTGCGTCAGGTTTTATGATGATTGAAAAAGTAAATAGTGAAACAGGTATGTTTGAAAATGAAGTAATTGAATATACTGGAGGAAGAACAACCGATAATATTTTTAATGTGGTTTCAAGAGGTACTTCAGCTCCTTATAGAGGAGTTAGTCCTGAAAAAACAAAAGCAAGTTCTCATCCGATAGGAGCTAAAGTATATGGTTCTAGGCCTGTTACAATGGTACAAACCACTTTTGTTAATGATGCTAATACAACTGTTACAGAAGAAAATAGTTATTTAGTTCCAGCTCTTGTCGTAGGTATGTCTTTTGTATCTGGCACATATTTAGCTGGAGGCGGTTTACAGTGTACATACGGCCCAATAAATGATAGAGCTTAATTATGGCATATACATACGCAACACTTACAACAACCATTAGAGATTACACTGAAGTCGATGATTCAGTATTTACTCAAGCAGTAATAGATAATTTTATTATGCAAGCAGAACATAGAATTAACATAGAGCTTCCTATGGACTCAGACAGAAAAGTCCAAGAAGGTACTTTAGTTACAGATGACAATACAATTAACTCACCAGCAGGGGCTTTATTTATAAGAGGTATAGAAGTATTTAACTCAACGGCAAACACTACAGGCACTGGTACTTGGTTAGAGAAAAAAGATCAAACATATTTATCTGAATATACTGGTAGACTAACTGGAAAAGAGGGTGATTTAACAGCCCAGGACGTTACAGGAATGCCTAAGTATTATGCTATGTTTGGTGGAGCTACAGGTTTAACTGATACTACCTCAGGAGGCTTGTATTTAGCTCCTACACCTGACGCTAATTATAAGTTTAGAATGTACTATAATAAACAAACAACAGGACTATCAGCCAGTAATACGACAACATATCTAAGTAATTACTTTCCACAAGGACTTTTATATGCGTGTTTAGCAGAAGCATTTTCTTATTTAAAAGGTCCAATGGAGATGTTGACACTGTACGAAAATAAGTATAAAACATCAATACAACAGTTTGCTGGAATGCAAATTGGGAGAAGAAGACGAGACGACTACACTGACGGAACCGTTAGGATACAAGTTAAATCACCTTCACCATAAAAAAATTAGGAGATAAAAATTATGGCAATATCATCAGCAGTTTGTTCAAGTTTTAAAAAAGAATTATTACAAGGGTATCATGATTTTGATGCTAACGGATCAGGTGGAGACACTTTTAAAATAGCTTTGTATACAAGTTCAGCATCTTTAGATGCAACCACTACAGATTATAGTTCAACAAACGAAGTAGCAAACGGTAATGGATATACAACAGCAGGAAACACTCTTGTAAATACTGGTGTAGGTTTAACTGGTACTACTGCATTCACAGATTTTTCTGATACATCTTGGACATCAGCATCTTTCACAGCTAATGGTTGTTTAATTTATAACACACAAGCAAACGGTGGTTCTGGTACTACAGAAGCTGTATGTGCTATAGCTTTCGGTGGAGACAAAACTGTTTCTTCAGGAACTTTTACAATTCAATTTCCAACTAACGACGCATCATCTGCTATTCTGAGACTAACAGCATAGGGAGTAAATCCTTATGGCTAACTCTTGGAACGAATCCGGTACTACCTGGTCAACAGGTGATTGGGGTCAACAAAATACTACCACAGTTCCAGTAGAAAGTTTATCAGTAACCTCTTCATTAGGTTCAGTTATTGCTTCAGCCGATAGAGGTTGGGGAGCCGATGCTTGGAGTAATGGTGAATGGGGAGAACTCAATGACGATACCGCTATTCTTACAGGATTATCTTTTAGTGCAGAAGTTGGTACCGCAGTAGGTTCATCTGAACAAGGTTGGGGTAGAGATGCATATGGTTTAGAGCCTTGGGGAGAAAGTAATAGTCCTACAGTTTCTCTTACTGGTTTAAATATAATTTCAGAGTTAGGAGAATTAGCTTACGCACAATCTGAAGAAGGTTGGGGTAGAGATGAATGGGGTGTTGGTAACTGGGGACAAAATACTACAAGTGTATTATTAGATGGTTTATCAATGTCTGCCCATCTTGGACCAGATGGTTGGGGGATAAACTCATTTGGTGATGGACAATGGGGAGGAGAATTTACATTTAAACCTGAAAGTATAATCGTACCAAATGGTCAAACTTTAGCTGCTGATTTAGGATCAGCAACAATTGGTAGACTTGATATGATATTTAATATTTCCGCACCTGGAACAATTGGTGTAGGTCTAGGCACTCCAAATATAAATAATGGTGCAGATCATCAACAAGGTTTAGCAAGTCTTACAACAAGTGCTGAAATAGGGTCAGTGACAGCTACACCAAATACAATTGCAGAACTAACTGGTTTAGAATTTACTTCACCAAATCCAGCAGATATTACACCTACTTCAGTGGAAATAATTAATTTAACCGGTGTTTCATTAAGTGCTGATATAGGATCAACTACTACAGATGCAATGAGAGTTGGTTTAACTGGTGTAACTTTTGCAGCAGATGTGGGGGTAATAAGTCCAACAAACATGACTGTTGGGTTGACAGGGCAAGCAATTACTGCTAATTTAAACACAGTAGGTTTAGGAACAATTGGATACGAAGATGTTGACATAACAGGAAATACATCGTATACAAACGTTAATCACGCAGCTTAATAGGAGAACAAAATTATGGCATCAACTTATACGGATCTCGGTCTAGAATTAATGGCAACCGGCGAAAACGCTGGTACTTGGGGAGCAAAAACTAACGCAAATTTAAGTTTAATTGAACAATTAACAGGTGGTGTTTTAAGTCTAGCTGTTGCTGGATCTGGAACCACAGCTTTAACTATTGACGACGGTGCTTTAACAGGTACTGCTCAAAACAGAGTTATAGAATTAACAGGCGCTCTTACAGGATCAAGAATTTTAACATTTCCTCTTCTTACAGAAACTTTTTACATTATTAAGAACGGAACTACTGGTGCAGAAACATTACAACTTAAAGCAGAATCTGGTTCAGGTGCAACAGTTACTTTTTCAGCGACTGACAAAGGATATAAACTTATTTATCTTGATGGTGTTGCAACTAACACAGGTGTTTATGAAGCAGAATTATCTCCAGCAGGTACAGTAACAGAAACTGGAACACAAACTTTAACAAACAAAACTTTAACTGCTCCTAAGATTGGTACATCTATTTTAGATACTAACGGAGCTGAATTATTACTTTTAACAGCTACAGGTTCAGCAGTTAACGAGCTTACATTAGCTAACGCTGCTTCAGGAAATGCGCCTAGTATTACCGCTTCTGGAGAAACTAACGTAAGTCTTAATCTAGTTCCAAAAGGAACAGGTCAAGTTCAAATTAACGGTAATACAGCATCAACAGTCGGAAAAGCTATTGCAATGGCATTGGTTTTCGGATAAAAGATTAACAGGAGAAAATAAATTATGGCAAACCCAAATCTAGTAAACGTAACATCGATCACAGGTGAATCAGTACAAGCGGCTTTGACTACTACTCTTACTACAGAGATTTTAGCAGCAGCATCAGATACACTTGTAAAAATTAATAGTATTATAGTAGCAAACATTGACGGATCATCGGCAGCAGATGCTTCAGTTTTTATAACTAAATCAGGTGGATCACCAGTTGCAATTGCAAGCACAATTTCTGTACCAGCAGATTCTACACTTGTTGTAGTAGATAAAAACACAGCACTTTATTTAGAAGAAGGTGATAACCTTGAAGCTGGCGCAAGTGCTAACGGTGACTTAACTATGACTGTTAACTATGAAATATTAAACGACGCATAAGGAGGTCTAACTTATGGCCCATTTTGCAGAAATAAATTCTAGCGATAATAAAGTTTTAAGAGTCATTGTAGTTAGTAATGAAGATGTTAACATCAATGGTGGAGATCAATCTACACAAGCTGAAACATTTGTTAAAAACTTAATAGGTACTGGTGACAATACTTATTGGAAACAAACTTCTTATAATAATAGTTTTAAAGTTAATATGGCTATTAAAGATGGTTTTTATAAACCTGCAGAAGATATATTTCATGCACCAGCACCAGAGTGGTCAAGTTGGGTATTAAATAATACCAATTGGCAATGGGAACCACCTTTATCATACCCTGGAGATACTAGACCTTTTGATGGATCAATAGAGGAATGGTCATGTATTTGGAATGAAGATTTATGGGTAAGTTCTTCTAACACTAACGGTTGGACAAGTATGCAACCAGATGACATGCCTTCAAGAGATACAAATAAATATTTTTTAGATCAATCAAACTTAACATGGAGTGTTTTAAATGACTAATACATTAGGTTCATTAGGGATAGCAAATAATAATGGTGGGATAGTTGGACCTGATAATGATGCTAATGCGGCAGCAGATCAAACAACTGAAATTACATCAACTGGAACTTATTCACCAATAGCACCTACAGGAAATGTTTTAGTAGTAGCTGGTGGTGGCGGCGGTGGCCAGAACGGTGCCGGCGGCGGTGGCGGCGGAGGAGCAATTTTTTACCCTGATTACCCTATGCCAGGCTCAGCTGTTAGTGTTGTTGTTGGAGCTGGAACACCATCTGGTAATGGTGGTACTGGAGGTGATTCAGAATTTAATGATGGAGCACCATCAACTTTAGAACTAGTTGCAAAAGGTGGTGGCGGTGGGGGAACCCAAGGCGGCGGCGCTAATGGCGGTTCTGGAGGTGGCGGAGGTCACCAAGGAAACCCTAACCCTTCACCAGGAGGATCAACTACTCAAGTACCTTCTATGCCTGCACCTTTACAACCTTTTGGTTTTGGAAATAGCGGCGGTGGTTGGAATGGACCACCTTCAGGAGCTGGAGGCGGAGGAGCTGGAGCTGCAAATAATCCTCAACCTGGAACTGCTCCTACAAATGCAGGAGTTGGAAAAGAATTTGGAGCATCACCATCACCTTCATCAGATTCAGGATTTGCACCTTTTGGAGAAAGTGGTTTTTTTTCTGGTGGTGGCGGCGGAAATGGCGGCGGATCTGGAGGAAATGGCGGTGGCGGAAATGGAGCACCTGGCGGTGGTCAAGGACAAGTTGGAACAGTAAACACTGGTGGCGGTGGCGGTGGCGGTGGAAACCCCCCACAACCTGGCGGCGGTGGAGGATCAGGAGTTATATTAGTTCATGAACAAGCTGACGCTAAAGCTGTTGGAGTTTGGGATTTGAAAACTGCTTACAGTTACATAAAACAAGGTGAGTGGCCTACGTAAGTTATACTACTTGTAGTATTTATTATTCTAATATATAAGTCTTTCATTACATATAATGAAAGTATTAGGGATTAATCTCAGTCACAACGCATCTTTTTCTATAGTAGAAAATGGTGAACTTGTTTTTTCTTTGGAACAAGAAAGAGTTTCTAGAAAAAAAAGAGATAATCAAATTAATAAATTATGTGAAGGTTTAAAAAATTCTCACTTTGAAATTATTGGCTACACTTCTTATAATATGGTTGATGAGAAATTAGAAGGGTACACTGATTTAGTAAAATATTGCCTTAAAAAAAATAATATAACTTACGATAAATTAATTCCATATGATGAACACCATTTAACTCATTGTTATAGTTCATTTTATAATTCTGGTTTTGATGAAGCTGTGTGTTTAATTATCGATAATGGTGGAACATCTTACACTGTAGATAACACTGCATTAGGTCAAGAAAATATATCTGTATACAAGCTTTCTTATACCCAAGAACCTAAACTATTATATAAACTTTGTAGAGATTGGTGGGGAAGAAATATTTCAATTGGAGATTATCATACCTATAATTGTATGAGTCCTGCAGGGGTGTTTGAAATGTATAAAGATACATTAGGATTTAAGGAACCCGGTTCAGTTATGGGGCTTAGTTCTTATGGAAAAGAAAATAGTGAAATACCTCAGCTATACGACACCACAGATTTATTTTGTAAATTAAATGTCTCTTTCAATGATGTTATATCTAGAAGAAAAACTAGTTATCCTAAAGGGACTGTTCCAGATGAGGATCTTTGTTATAGAATACAAAAAGATACAACGGAAACAGTAAAAAAATACATTGAATTAATAATGAAGAATCATTCAAATAATATTTGTTTAAGTGGTGGGTATTTTCAAAACTCTATTGCTAATTATGAGTTTTTAAAAATGAATAATAATATTTTTGTTGATCCAGTTTGTCATGATGGAGGTACATCTATTGGACTTGCACAACATTTAGATTTTAAAATAAATAAAAACAAACCAAAAAAATATAAAAATTTATATCAAGGCCCTATTTATAAAGATCAAGAAAAACTTCTAGATCGTTATAAACCTAATAAGACACAACATTCTAAACAAGGGTATAAAATTATTGATAATTATAGTCCTAAAAAAATTGCTGAGTTACTTAAAAATAATAAATCAGTAGCTATTTATCAAGGTAGATCTGAAATGGGACCTAGAGCATTAGGTAATAGGTCTATACTATATAATCCATCTGATCCAAAAGCCAAAGAAAAAATTAATCTAATAAAAAATAGAGAATGGTTTAGACCTTATGCTGGAACAGTTTTATTTGAACATACTAAAGATTGGTTTGATTTACAGGGGAAAAAAGAAACTCCTTTTATGTCTTATGTTGTAGGGGTTAAAAAAGATAAGCTAAATAAAATACCTGGTATTTGTCATATTGATAATACATGTAGAATACAAACACTTAAAAAAACACTTAACGAAAATTTTTATGACATCATAAATGAATTTTATAAATTAACCGGTATACCTGTTGTTTTAAATACTTCTTTAAATTCTGCTGGTAGTCCTCTGGTGGAGTCAATAGAAGATGCTCTAAATTTTATGTTAACTTCTAATATAGACTATGTTTATTTTCCTGAGTTTAAAAAAGTGTTGAGCAGATAGATATGTTAGAAACAGATAAAATAATTATTTTAGGAGGTGGAAGTGCTGGTTGGATGACAGCTGCCACTTTAATAAAACTGTTTCCAAAAAAAGATATAACTGTCATAGAATCTCCTCTTCAAAAAAGTGTGGGTGTAGGAGAAAGCACATTGGGACAAATTAATGAGTGGCTTGATTTATTAGATATAAAAGATAAAGATTTTATGCCTTATTGTGATGCTAGTTACAAATTAAGTATAAGATTTGAAAATTTTTATAAATTAAAAGACGGTGGTTTCCATTATCCTTTTGGTTCAACGTTTGAAGATAGATCAACAGGAAGTAAAGAATTCTGGTTTTTTAAAAAAAAATTTAACCCTAATTTAAGTATTCAAGACTATGCTAACAGTATTTCTCCAAATATGTGGTTGGTTAATAACAATGTTTTATTTAATAATGAAGATAACAAAATACCTTTGTTTAATTTTAAACACCATGTTGCTTATCATTTTGACGCCGTTAAATTTGCAGAATGGTTAAAAATTTTTTACTGTATTCCTAAAGGAGTAAAACATATTGTAGAAAATATAGAAACTATAGAACAAGATGAAGATGGAATTAAATCTTTAAACAATAAATATTGCGCTGATTTATATATGGACTGCACTGGTTTTTCCTCTTTGTTATTAGGGAAAACTTTAAAAGAACCTTTTAATGATTACTCTAGTTTATTGCCTAATGATAGCGCTTGGGCAACTAACTTGAAATATACAAACAAAGAAAAACAAATAAAGCCATACACTAATTGCACTGCTATAGACAATGGATGGGTATGGAATATTCCTAGTTGGAATAAAATTGGTACTGGGTATGTGTATTCAAGTTCTTTTGTATCTGATGATAATGCTTTAAAGGAATTTACAAAATATTTAGGTCATGAGAACTTAGATTTTAAAAAAATAAAAATGAGAGTTGGAATACATAATAGAATTTTTGTAAAAAATGTATGTGCAATTGGTTTGTCAGCCGGATTTATTGAACCGTTAGAGTCAAATGGTTTATTAAGTGTCCACGAATTTTTAATGAAATTAAAACCTATATTAAAAAGAAAAAATATAAGTCAATGGGATAGAGATACATTTAATGTTTCATGTAAACAATTTTTTGACCAGTTTGCAGAATTTGTAGCATACCACTATGCCTTGTCTCATAGGAGAGATACCCCTTATTGGAAAGCAATAAATGAAAAATCTTTTTATGATAATCGTATAATAGATACTGAACTTAAACAAAACATGTATGCTTTAAATAATAGAGATCAGTATTTTAGATCTGATACAGGAGCTCACTATATTTCAACAGGGATGAATGCTTTTGCAGTTGATGTAGTTGATAAAAAATTACCGGAAGAAATTAAAAAATTTTTATTATACAGAAACTACTCTGTTGATAAATACTCAAAAATATGTAAAAAACAAGAAACGTTTTTTAATTATTTAAAAAACAATATACATAATAAAGATTAAATAGATGGAAATAATGGGAAATAAAAAAGTGATAAATAAAATTATTATAAAAGATGACTGGTTTTCAAAAGAAGAATTAAAAAAAATTTGGAAAGAACTAGATTTTTATTCTGGTACACAAGAAATGGAAAGAGCAGAAAATAATTTAACTGTAACTGGAGTGGATAAAAAAGGTGGGCCTCAAGCAAAATGCTATAGAATTTTTTTAGATAGTTTTTATCAACAAAATAAAAGACATGTTTCTTCAATTTTGTCTTCCATGGATAAATTTAAAGACCCTAATTTACATACTAAATTTAAAACAATACCAATGGGTAGACAATTCACTGAAACAAATTCAGACACATCATTTATTTCTTATTATGAAAACGAAGACAATTTCAAACCACATTTTGATGTTTTTCAATTCACTGCTTTAATATGGTTATATAAGGAACCTAAAAAATTCACTGGAGGTAATTTAGTATTACACGATTTTGATAATGAAGAAATTGAAGTTAAAAATAACAGGTTAGTTTTTTTTCCGTCTTATTATCTACATTCAGTAACACCAATAAAAATGAAGGATGAAGATGAAGGTATGGGTAGATACTGTATAAGTCATTTTTTCTATACTGTACCTACAGGAAGAGTATGATTTTAAAAAACTATTATTATTATTTTAATAACGTATTGAGTGAAGATACATGCTCAAATATTATTAAATATGGTAATTCATTAACCGAAGAAATAGGGAGAACAGGTTTTGTACAAGACCCGGTTTTAAATAAAGAAAAATTAGATTTTCTTAAAAAAGAACAAAGAGATTCTAATGTCGCTTGGATAAAAGAAAAATGGCTTTTTGATATAATAAACCCTTATATAATTGAAGCCAATCAAAAAGCTGAATGGAATTTTGATATAGATTATGTGGAACCCGTACAATTTACAAAATATAAACTTCATCAATACTACAACTGGCACTGTGACAGTAGTGACAAATTAATACATAATCCAAATGATACTAACGTGCATGGTAAACTTAGAAAATTATCTTGTATAATTTTTTTATCTAACCCTTCAGATTACTCAGGAGGACAACTTAAATTTGATCTAAGAAATAATCCTGTTGGATGCAATATTACAGAGATAAAAGAAAATACTAAAGGAAGTATTGTTGTATTTCCTTCTTTTATTTGGCATAAAGTTTTTCCTGTTTTGCAGGGAGAAAGATATAGTTTAGTAAGTTGGTATATTGGAAAACCTTTTAAATAATGAAAAAAATTAATTTACCCAACATTCCTATATTAACTGACACAGTTCCAAATGAATTATATGATTCTTTATTAAGAGAATCTTATGAAGTTTTTAATAAAGAAAACCTATCTTTTTCAAATGAATTAGCTGGTCATATTAAAAAAGAATATTATTTAAAAGAAAACATAAGAGTTATAAAAAATTATATACATTCATTATCAAAAAAATTAGCTAGCACTATGGATAAACTAGATATGGGGTATCATGGAAATGATTTTTTGTTAGAAGAATTATGGGTTAATTTTCAAAAAAAACATGAATTTAACCCATTACATGTTCATGGTGGTATATTTAGTTTTGTTATTTTTATAAAAATACCATATGATTTGCATGATGAAGAAAAACTTTTTAATGCACAATCGTTACATGTTTCTAAACTAGAATTTTATTATACTAATATCTTAGGAAGAATTGTAAACTTTGATCTTAATATTAATAAAAGCGACGAAAAAACAATATTGTTTTTTCCGTCAAAATTAAATCATATAGTTTATCCTTTTTTTACAAATGATGACTATAGAATAACAATATCAGGAAATGTTTATGGTAAATAAATTTAAAAAAAATAAATACGTTGTAGTTAAAAATTTTATAAGTAGAGAGTTATCTGATTTTTTATTTATGTATTTATTCATGAAAAGAAACACACAAATTACTTTAATAAAAGAAAAACTTATACCACCTTTTTCTGAATATTTTGGAACTTTTAAAGACGAGCAAATTCCAAATACATATGCTAACTACGGAGACGTTGCAATGGATACTCTTTTATTTTTAACAAAAAAGAAAGTTGAAAAAATTATGGGTGTAAAATTAATTGAAACTTATTCTTATTGTAGAATGTATAAAAAAGGCGATGAATTAAAAAGACATAAAGACAGACCTTCGTGTCAATTATCTGCAACATTGAATTTAGGAGGAGATCCATGGCCCATATTTTTAGAGCCTTCCGGTAAGGAAGGACTGAAAGGGGTTAGGGTAAATTTAAAACCTGGCGATGCTTTATTTTATCAAGGATGTGAATTAGAACATTGGAGAGAACCTTTTAAAGGCGAACACTGCGGACAAGTTTTTTTACATTATAATAGCGATAATAATAAACAAAATTTATATGATGGAAGACCTCATTTAGGTTTACCTGGAGATTTTAAAAATGTTGTATCCTAATTCTCAAGTTTTAAATTTTTTTCAAAAACCTGATGAAATTGTACAATATGCTAAATCTTTAGAATATCATAGAGACCCTGAAGGAAAATGGCCTGGTGGACGAAGTAAATGTTTATCCGAAATAAATTATAATTTTTATAATATTACTTGTAGAAAAGTATTGTCTACTGTTTTTCCTATGGATTTTTATGATATTGTTTTTAAAGCATATTGTTATTTTCAAATAGTACCTCCAGAACAGTCTGGTAATGCTGGTTGGATACATCAAGATATTTACAGTGATTTTTCATCAATAATATATCTTTCTCATCATGAAAACTGTGGTACAAATTTTTACACTGCTAAAAATGAGTTATTAAAATTTTCGGGAGAAGAAGGTATATGTCCTTCTGATACCTATATTAAAATAAAAGAAGACTACTATCTTAATAATAAACCTTTTGATCAAAAATATGCTCAAGCCTTAGAAAAAAATAATTCAAATTTTGTTAAAACAGGGGGTTTTAGTTCTATATATAACAGCCTTATTACTTTTGATGGACACACAGATCACAACGCTAATTTAGACAAACATTTTAACTCTAATGAACCTAGACTAACTTTAATTATTTTTTTTACAAACATAATTTCTAAAGGAAGAACGCTTAAATATCCAGGTAGTGAGCTCAATTTGATTTAAATCTTTTATTTTACACAATAAAATAGTATATATAATACTACCAAAAATTTAATAACCTTATATAGTGGATTTTATGCTACAAAAATTAGGATTTGCACCAGGATTCAATAAACAAGTCACAGAAACAGGGGCCGAGGGCCAATGGTTTGATGGTGATAATGTACGTTTTAGATATGGTACTCCGGAAAAAATAGGAGGTTGGTCTCAATTGGGTAATGATAAATTAACAGGAGCTGGAAGAGCTATTCACCATTGGGATGATAACTCAGGAATTAAGTACGCTGCGGTAGGTACAAATAAAATTTTATATGTTTACTCTGGGGGAACTTACTATGATATCCACCCTATAAGAACAACTTTGACAGGGTGTAATTTTACTAGTACATCAAGTTCACCAACAGTAACTATTACATCCAGTGGTGCTCATGGTTTAATAGATGGTGATATTGTCTTGTTTGATAGTGTAACAGGTTTAACAGGGTCTACTTTTACTAATGCTTCTTTTGAAGACATAAAATTTGAAGTTACTTCGGCTCTAACTTTTGATACTTTTACAGTTACAATGGCAACTAATGAATCCGGAACACCTTTAAGTAGTTCTGGATCAGCTTCAGCTCTTTGTTACTATGCTGTTGGACCTTCACAGCAATTAGGTGGATACGGATGGGGTACAGCAAATTTTGGTGGGACTGCATCAGGTATTGCAACCACTACTTTATCAACTGCTTTAACAGATACAACTACTACAACAATTGTTTTAGGTTCTTCAGTTGCGTTTCCTGCTTCTGGAGAAATTAGAATAGGTACAGAGGACATTAGTTATACAAATAATAACACGGGAACAGGGACCTTAAGTGGTGGAGCCAGGGGTGTAAATGGTACCACTAAAACTACACATACCGCTGGGGTTACTGTATCTAATATTTCAGACTATGTTGCTTGGGGCGATGCCTCATCTGCTGACTTTACCATAGATCCTGGATTATGGGTTTTAGATAACTACGGTACAAAATTAATAGCACTTATCTATAATGGTAAATGTTTTGAATGGGACGCAGCTGGACCTAGTGCTACATCGGTTAGAGCAAATGTGTTAGCTAATGCGCCAACAGCATCACGTCATGTATTAGTATCAACTCCAGACAGACACTTAGTATTTTTTGGAACTGAATCTACTGTTGGAAATCCTACTACTCAAGATGATATGTTTATTAGATTTTCTTCTCAAGAAGATATTGATGGTACTGATGCTTATACAGTTAAAGCTGAGAATACAGCCGGCACACAAAGACTTGCTGATGGATCAAAAATTATGGGAGCTATTAAAGGTAGGGACGCAATTTATGTTTGGACCGATACTGCATTATTTTTAATGCAATTTGTAGGTCAACCTTTTACTTTCTCCTTTCAACAAGTAGGAACTAACTGTGGTCTATTTGGAAAAAATGCATGTAGAGAAGTAGATGGTGCTGCGTACTGGATGTCTGAGAATGGTTTCTTTACTTATGATGGTCAGTTGAGAACAATGCCTTGTTTGGTAGAGGATTATATATTTGACGACATAAACTCAACTCCTAGAGATTTAATTAATTCAGGTTTAAATAATTTATTTGGAGAAATTAGTTGGTTTTATTGTAGCAATGGTTCAGACGCTGTTGATAGAACGGTGACTTATAACTATTTAGATTCTACGCCTGAAAGACCTATCTGGACTACAGGCACTTTAGCTCGAGCTGCTTGGCAAGATTCAGCTGTATTTGACAGACCACACGCAACATATTATAACCCCAGTGATGATACTTCATTTGATGTAGTTGGAAACACAGACGGAAGTACGATATACTATAACCAGGAAACAGGGACCGATCAAGTAAATGCTGGTGGTGTTGTTACAGCTATCCAAGCAAATATTTTATCAGGTGATTTTGATATTACCCAAAAAAGAAGTAATACAGGTCAAATTGTGGGTACACCAGATATTAGAGGAGACGGTGAATACGTTATGAGAATAAGTAGATTTATACCAGATTTTATAAACCAAACAGGAGGCACTCAAGTTAGTTTTACAACTAGAATGTATCCAAACAGTACACCGATCACCACAGATTTTTCAATTGATTCAACTACTACTTTTAAAAGCACTAGGGTTAGAGCAAGATCAGTTGCATTAAAAGTTTCTAATACAGGGGTTAATGAAGACTGGAAACTCGGTACATTTAGATTAGACATTGCACCAGGAGGAATGAGGTAATGGCCGATAAATATTTTTTTGGTAGAACGCCTTTTAACAACGGTGGTATAGCAAGATTAAATTTTGCCAATGGCACACCTGGTTTTTATAGCGCAAAAGACCAAGCTATCTATGATGCTGGAGATAAATTTGTTCCTCAAACAAAATATTTACAAAGTGATTATATCCCTACTTCAGGCATAAGTTATGAAGGAGATGGTTCTCCTGTTTCATATGCTAATTCAGGTATCATGACTCAAGCTCCATATATTTATCCACCAGTTAATCAAGGTGGCGGTGGTGGAGAAAAAGATGAAGATGATGATGAAGATGATAAAAATAAAAATAATGCAGGTTTAACGGGTTGGGATGCAGTTAAAGCTGCAGGTTATTTTGCAGTAAACCCTATAGGCTATGTAGCATCAAGAGCTATTGGCAGCCTTGTTGATAATATAAAAAATCCATATACAAATGCTTTCGGTGGATTAAACCAAGCGACTAAAGATGCTATTGGTAGAGATAACGCTTCAACAGAGGGTCGTGGACAAGCGGCTGAAGGCAGTGGATATGATTCAGGTAACGAGTGTTTTGAACCAAATACTCTTATTCAAATGACTGATGGTAGTGAGAAAAAAATTAAAGATATTGAATTGGGTGATGATACTAAAGGTGGAAAAGTTACAGGTGTATTTCAATTTAAATTTTCTGGTGATGTTATTTACAATTACAAAGGTGTTACAGTTGCAGGTAGTCATTTTGTCAAAGAAAATGATAAATTTATTATGGTTGAAGATAGTCCACTTGCAATTAAAATTGATAAGATACCAGTAGTTTATTCTCTAGATACAACGGGCCGAAGAATCTTTATTAACGATATTGAGTTCGCTGATTACAATGGTGATGGTGTTGCTAAAAGTTTCTTAAGTAATGCAGGTGCAGATCTTACAGGGTTTGATAAAGAGGTATTAAGACAAGTAGAACAAAGATTAATATAATGGCAAAAATTGTACAATCATTAACTAGAGCATCAAAAGAATATGAACAAAGAACATTCCAATCACTAGTCAGGGATCTGGACTCAGTGATTACAAAATTAAACACTTCTTTTCAGGAAGAAGTAAAACAGGAGATAGAAGCTAAGAGCTTCTTCATGGAATAATGGCAGTAGTAAATCAATATAAATTTATAGGAATAGATAACAACACTACGGGAAGTGCTTTAGATGTTTTTCCAGCAAGTACTCCAGGGGTTAATGAGACTATAATTATTAAATCAATTTTAGTTACATCTGCAGGTACCCCAGTTGTTACTGTTACAAACAATA